CCTTAGATGATACTATTTTTTTCATTAGGTTAGATTGTATATTTTTTCCTAAAAGCGGGATAGCATTTCGTTTAATAGCTATGGCATCAAACGGTCCTTCGCATAATATTAACGGACTATTCCAGTTTACAAACATTTCAAATGGTACAATATCACGAGATACCGATGGGTTTTTATATTTTCTATAAGGATCTTTTTCAAAACTACGAGCTGTAAAGTAGTTAAGATTACCTTTAGAATCATATGAAGGGATAACAATCATATTTTGATATTCTCCTTCCTCACAATAACCCATATTATATTTAATCATATCTTCCATTGTAACCCCCCTACGTTTTAAATAAGCTAAAGCATGTCGAGCCATTAAACTGGAAGGTTTGTCGATAAATCGAGTAAATTCTTTTGGGAGAGTTAAATCATTATAAACTACAGTTTCTTCTACAAATGAACCCTGGGGAATTAGCTGTTTAGCTTCTTCTATTTTATCATATGCTTCTATTTTTTTTAGAAGATTAGGGATAGTCTTACCCCTAGTATTACATACCCAACAATGCCAAGGATTATGTCCCTTTTTATTTTCTGTAAAATTCACTTCCATTTTGGGTTTGTGATGTTTACAAAAAGGACAGTGGTAAGCATGGTTACCCCTAGATGTTTGCTTACCTTTACCTAGGACAGAGTCCATTAAAGATACTAGTAACTGATTTACCATTGGTAATAATATACGAACCCTAATTTAGGAATCAAAGTCTGATGTGAAGAATTTTCCTAATATGTTATCATTATAATATAAATCTGGGTTTTCTAATACTTCAAGCTGGAATAGGTGTTTAGTTTCTAAGTATGTAAGGTGTTTTTTATTAAAGCCTATTTCAATAATGTGTTTTTTCAAATTTTCTTGCGTAACTTCTCCTTCAGCAATTTGATTTTTTAATTTAGTATTTGATCCTATATATTTTTTCCAATCGCTTTCTTTTTGAACTATTTTAAATGTCTTTTTTCTTCCACGTCCTGTTTGTTCTAATAGTTCTACTTTAGTAAGTTTCTTTTTTTGATTGTGGTATAAAACTTTTTTTCCTACATATTTTTTCCCCTTAGGGGTAATCACTTCATATATAAACCCAAATGTTCCTTGGGGAAATTCTGATATATCTGTGATTTCTTTTTCATTATATAACCAATTCATATTTTAATTTTTAATTATATTTGTTATCACCTAATAATAAAAGTCCTTTAGCAGACCCTGATTGAGCGATTTGGAATGTTATAAATCCTGATCCTGTATCAAAATTATCTCTTAACGAAACATAGGTACTATCAATTTCAGAAGAACCTGATGCTATGCAATATTGTACATCCGCGAATTGGTTAAAAAATGTATTATTATTAGCAGAAACTCCTCTATATTCCACTATAGTTAAATCACCAACATTAGTACTACCTGAAGGGATAAATCTAATAGGTAATTGATAATCATCTACTTGTGTGGATCCATCAATGTCGTTTACCCAAGTAAATTGAAATTTTTCATGTCCTCTATTTATTCCTTCATTATACACGGCTTGAACTTTAATAGTATCTAAAGTATCAACCACCCAATTTACTGATGTTCCATCTAAAGTCGCTACCCAGCTTACATTTATTCTATAATGTGCAAACCCTCCGGGTCCACCCGGTACAAAAGTTTGAGTACTTTCGGCTACATATCGTTCTACATGAAATGTACCTATTGATTGGCCTAAATCAATAAAACTTCCTTTTTGAATATTTGTATAATATGAATCTAAAGCATTCCCATCAGGATCATTAGTAGCAATTTTAATTTGAGTTACATCCTGAGGAGCAGAATCACTTACTGTAATAGTCCCATTTAACATACCTGTTGTGATTCCTGAAACCGACTTTATTTCCATATCTGTGCTACCCCCTGATGAATCGTAAAAATAGTAATAATTGGCTATATTAATATCAGTAAACCCACCAGGTTCTACAAATACCATACCTCCATCACCTTCATAAGTAACTCCTGAAGTGCCACTAGAACCTGAAGTACCTGATGACCCTGAAGTACCTGATGATCCTGAAGTACCTGATGAGCCACTTGTACCTGAGGAACCTGAAGTACCTGATGAACCACTTGTACCTGAAGAACCTCCGGTTCCTTGAGCTCCTGTTGTACCACTTGAACCTGAGGTACCACTAGAACCTGAAGTACCTGATGACCCTGAAGTACCTGATGAGCCACTAGTACCTGATGATCCCGAAGTACCTGATGAACCACTTGTACCCGAAGAACCTGAGGTACCTGAAATGGTAGTACTAAACCCTACAACTCCCCCAGAAGCAACCACTAAAACGTTAGTTTCTCCTGTTGAATTTGGAATACCATCTAACTCTAAACTTCCTGATAAGGAAACACTCCCAGTATTTATTATACTTCCTGTAGTATTAGTATCTATGGTGCCAATAGCATTTAAAGATCCTGTTACAAAAGCACTTCCAGTTAATACTAAATTTCCTGATAAATTTGATTCAAGACTTCCTGATAATATAGTACTTCCTGAAACATCAAGACTGCCTGATATAAGAGTACTTCCTGTTACTACTAAACTACCACTTATAGAAATATCATAAGCATCAGCTGAAGTTAAAGCATCTACTGATTGGGAAACGTGCCAAGCGTTAATTGTAAAATTCTGTTCAACTTCATCAACACTAGGATCAAATATGCGTTGTAGTTTTTTTGCCATGGTATTATCTATCTATGTTTATAAGTATGGTAGTATCTGTGGTTTGTGAAGTAGGAAGGGGTTGAGCTAATTTTCCTACTGCTATCAATTCTTGATTTTCGTTATATAAACCTATAGTAGAAACATAGGGATCAAAACTAGATCCTGTAATAAAACTTTCATAATTATTACTTCCTGAATTAAGGATTTTATTTTGTCCAAAACTTGTTAATAAACTAGGATTTAGTGAATAATTAAATTCATTTGCCCTTATAGTACATTTATATTGGGTTTCATATATGTTTAATGAAGAAGAAAAAGATATATTTGTTGTACTAGAACTTATAAAATTTCTAATATTTTCTCCTGATTCTTTAACTGCTCCGTAAAGGTCAATTCCATATCCCGCTTCTCCATAAGCAACATTATCATATCCCTGGGTGATGACTGCTATACCTTGTGGATAAAAAATGTTTCCACAAATTAAATTTGGGTTATTATTTAGTATTAAATTTCCTTCACCATCATCTTTTATACTCCCACTATCTGCTACTAAACTAAATGAATTAGGTTGAATATATTCTCCGTATAATTTAGAAGGAATTGAAACTACACCAATAACTCCTCCTGAAGCTGTAGGGTAGTATTTTTTATATGATAGATTTGTTTGTTCATAATTATAATACCTACCTACAGAAGAAGCTCCTCCTATATAATCATCTCCCTGTATATTCACACCAGGAATTAAACTAGATGTAGCTAAAGGAGCTCCATATAAATAGTTTTCTCCATTATTTCCTACATAATTAGAATAATATAATTCTTTAGTAGATTGATATATTAATCTTTGAAATTTAGTATCAATAAACCCTGTAGTTGGTTCACTTGAAGAAGGAAAAGTAGAATTAGTTACGTTTACACCTAAAAACCTATCAATATTAACATTAGATTGGGTTAATTCACTATTTCCCGAAAAAGAAAATCCCTTATTAACCTCAAATGGGGTTATTACTACATCTGTACTTTTTAGTGTTTTTAAGTAGCTCATTCATTAGAAATCTAACTTAACTCTTATAAGGGCTTCTTTTGTAAAATCTTTCTTAAGAGGTTTACTTAATTTAGCTACAGCGAGTAATTCATTACTATCATTATACATTCCTACAGTAGTAATAAAAGTTTGTGGGGCGTTTATAAAATCATTATAAATTACTTCACCTGTAGATCCTGAAATAAATGAAGGATTGGCTGAGTAGTTAAATTCGTTATTTCTAGCTCTTATAAAAACAAAATCAGAAGTTATATTTTCTTGACTATTTAACTTAAAATTATCAGATCCAGAAATAGCAGTAAATAATTTACCATTATTTAAACATGGGGTATTTGAAGTATAAGCTGTTTTTAAATCAACCCCGCCATCACCAGATGTTAAATTTAAAGCAGCGGGATTCAATAATATAGTTCCTATATCGGGTAAAAATAAACCATAAGAACCCGAAACAGTCATTCCATTTGCTACAGCATTCGTGGGTGTAGCACTTGCTGCTATAGCACTTCCATCAGATCCAGATACAATTTGAAATACTCTTCCTGCTTCGTTAAAAGATATAGTATTAACATCTTTACTATTATCTGTTAATTTCAAAGTAAAATTCTCAGAACCACTATCTAATCTTAGATCTAAAGTACCGGGAAGTATGTTACCCTTAAATTTAGATCTTTCAACACTAATAGCATAAACACTTTGAGTTATAGGAGTGGTTCCTCCAAAATTAAAAGTACTACTTTCATCTCCTAAAACTATATTTTGCCATTGACCAAATACCGTAGAAGTATATGATCTACCCTCAATACCAGCATCATATAATGTAGATCCGGACCCTGCAGAATCTCCAAAAGCAATGTTAAATTGAACTTCTGCAGAAGCAGCAGTAGAATCTGCTTGAAATACATTTAAATAATAATTTCCACTAACCGAACCTGCTTGAACAGAAGAAGAGTGAAAAGTAGTTAAAGTAGGAAGATTACCAGTCCAAGCTCCTGCAGTAATACTATCTGCACTCACTAAAAAATCTTCGGGATCAAATCTTTTAAATGACATTATACGTTAGTTTTTGTAATTTTTAATGGGACTGTAATTCTAGCTCCACTATCTCGACCAACAATTTGAAGCGTAGTATTTAATTCTGTATTAGTACCAAATAAAGTATTAACTGTAGTAGCGGTTAAATTTAAAGTAGTACCAAGAACTGTTTTAGATACATTAGTTCCTAAAGTTTCCGTTTGGTTTAAAGCTGTAGCTTCTTCTGTTTGGATACCTACTCCATTAAAAGTATTTAACACTCTAACATCAGCAATAGTAGCAGTATACCCATTAGCTTCAAATACCTGATTAGAATTTAAATAGTTTAAAGTTTGAGGAGTAATAGATAATGAAGCTCCTTGTTTTAAAGTAATTTGAGAAAATCCAATATCCAATACTGGCATTTTAGCGGTTCCTCTGGGTAGGGTTACTAATTTGTATCTTAAATTTTGGGTAGTTTCAGGAAAAGCTTCTAATAAAGGCATATTTTCAATAGCCTGGCCATAAAAAGCACTTCCTGAAGGATGTGTTGGATTATATAAAGTATAATCGATTTCATCATCAGAAAGAGCAAATTGAGTGATTTTAAAAGAGCCATCACCTCGTGCCAAAAGTTCTCTGCCTTTTGTGGTTAGAATAGCATCTACTGTTACTACTGAATTGTTTAAATATCCCATTGTTTATAAATATATGTTTATAAATATTATTATTTTTAGTTTTCGTTGTCTGTTATTATACCCCTTTCTTTTAAATCAAGTAAAATAGTATCTAAATTATCTTTTAACTCCTTAGTAGGATACTCAGGGAGAATAACTCCATTAAAATTCTGAGTATCTCCTACTGAAGCATCTTTTTTTACATCTAATATTATATAAGAAGGGTCGTTTGAATTTACTCTATGTAATACAAAATTACTTAAATTAACAGAGCTAGGAACTAAAGCATTAAGCCTTAATTTTAATTTCCCATCTATATCCTGTTCAGGTTCAATTACTTCATATATAGTGTATTCTGTTTCTTTATTGTATTCAAATCTAATTTTATCTCCTACCCGAACACTAAATGGAACTTGTATAGGAGAAAAATTAAACCCCGGTTCTACTTCATCTAAAACATTTTGAGAATTTTGAGTATTTCCGTAATTAGTTGATAGTCCACGAGAAGCTGTTATATATAAATTATCTCCATTATTATTTGACCAAAAAGGAACATCAGATACAGGTGCAGTAGTTGAAGGACTTTGAAACGAACTTTTAAAATTTATAAATTCTAAAGTAACAGGATTATCTAAGGATATAGAAGCTGTAAAAGCTGAATTCCCTAGATTTGATTTAAATATTGGAGTTGAAAAATTTAATTCTTGTGTTCTTGGTTCTGTAGAAGAAATTCTTGCTCCCATAGTAAAAGCTTGTTGGCTATGCACAAAACCATTCCTCATTAAACGTAAAGAACCTTGTATATCATTTTCCGTAGAATTATTAAACCTAACATAAAGCTCCATATCTACTCTTGAAATTTGGCTTGCTGCAGCACTTGCTAAAGAACCTACACTATATACCCCATCGGATACATTAACGGATGCAGGTGATTCTGGAGATGCAAAGACAGGATTATAACTTGTTATAGTATTATCTCCTGAACTTAAACTAGCAGCTCCCTTATTTAACCAAAATAAAAATCTAGGAATATCATCGCTATTTAATTCACTATCAAAATTTAAAGCATCTATACTAGCAGATGCATTAGAACCTGTTTGTGAATATAAAATAGGTTCTTGTCTTCCAATTGCCGTTATTTTTTGTTTACCTGTTAAAACCGTATTAAATGCTGTAGCAGCATCGTTTCTAACAATAGCATTTCTCCCAATTTCAAAATTTTGAAGAGTATCTAATAAAGCAAATGAACCCTGAGAAGGTTTACTGATGTTTCCTTTTGAATCCACTAAATATGTAATAAAATAAGCAGTTTGATCTATAATTTCAGGCCCTGTCCCTCCTGCTGATTGGAACACTATAAAGTATTCTTGATTTTTTTCTGCTACAGGTAATCCCCCTAAGGCTCCATTTACAGGGCCTAAAAAATTATTCAATTGTTGTTGTTCAATTGAAGTATCTATTTGGGTTTGGGGGTTACTTGGTGGTGGTCCTGCCATTTTTATTACTGATTAAAATCTATTGAACTATTTCTACTTCCGTTATACCTACCATTAGTCCATCCTGTTTGTGTATAATTTGAATCTGGGATGGTTGCTAATTGTGCATTATTACTAATAAGAAGATCAAAATTAGTAGGTAATATAACTCCTGTTGAGTAATCTACATCTTGGTATATGCTTGAAGGCCTTGGGTCTATAGCATTATTAAATATGGGATTAGCATAATTATTTGCTTCTAATTGTAAAGTTGAAGGATCTACTATAAGTTTAAAATCCATATCACTTATGAAATATCCTCCCGCAGGAGCTGCATTAAAAGCATTAAATAATGCAGCTATTAAGGATGATGGATTTGTGCTAGGGATATAATCCAAAATACTAAACACATACCACTTAATGCTAGGATCAGAATCACTTGTTATTATATTCTTAGTCGAAATTACAAATTGATGAATCATCCCATCATCAATTCCCCCTGCGGGTGCGGGAGCGACGCCAATATTTATTTGGCGAAGACTTATAGTATCCCCATAATTAAGAAGATTAAAATAAGCAGTGTTATCATCTCCATTACTATCTTTATTTCTGAATACTAGTTGTTCTGGGATTGAGTTAGGATTCCTAACTTCACCATCAGATTCATTTACTACAAAATAGGGCCAAAATATTTGGAAAAATCCATTATTAGCTATCTGCCCAGTATCGCTACTATCCATAGGAGTAAAAGTACTAGCACGGTCAAATCCTCTTACTGTTGTATAAGGTCCTTCACTTTCCTCTATATTAATGATTGGGAGGGGGAGCATTAACTCACCATTAGTTACAGTATGTTCACTACCACTAAATTCTCCATTATAAAATTCATCTTGTGTAGATTGACTTATTATTTGGGGACCCACAGGAGTATCTACCCCATATGCCCAACTTTGAGTAACAAAAGGAGCAATTTGATTTATAAACCCTTGGGATTGACCTTCGGGATTACTACCCAACACATTTAATTCACTAAATACCCCACCAGTTCCTCCACTAATGAATGCTGATTCTATAGATCCCGTATAATCGTGTCTAGAAGTTTCTACTTGAGTAGGTCGTTGTTTATTTCTTTCTAGTAAGTGTTGTTTAATTACAACTCCTGATGCTAATCCTGAATTTGCTGGTACAAAATCTTGTACCATTTTAAATAAAGAATTATCAAAATATTTAATTAATCTTATATAATCTTTCCAATCATAAGATTTATAGTATTTTTCAAAATAAGAATCTCGTATTTGATCCAATCCAGAATATGAATAATGCGATTCGGACACTTGACGGGGATCTCCAATATATTCCCCTATATTAAAGTATCCTAACGTAGAATTTATATCGTCATTAATTTCATTTTGAGGAGAAAATGCAACCTCGACATAATTTATATCTTTAGTATAATTCCTTTCAGAGGGATAGTTTTGTTGAACACTTCTATAAGGAGATAAAGTATCACCTGTTGCGATAGAAACATTAGAAGATTTTATTTTTTCAGATACTCTATTTTTAACACCAGAGGCAGGTTGATCAAAATAGTAAAATTCAGTATCTCCTACTAAATGAGATCCTAAAGGTTGACCTGCATCGTAATTTATAATTCTATAAGTACTATTATCTCCGAATGAATGACTTACTAATAAATCTGAGCTAGCGGATATAGCAGGATGTACTGAAGTCAAGAAATGAGTACTTGTACTATAGAGAGGTAAGCTAAAAGGTAAACTTACTGGTAATCCTGTAGAAGGATTTATGACACTATTAAGTAAAGGAAGATTAAAGGGTAAACTAGTAGGTAACCCATCTCCAACATTAAAAATTAAAGGTGGTATAAATAAACTACTACTAACTCCTATCAATTCATTACCTAAGGGGGCTCTAAATGAAATGCTATTAAAAGAAGAATTAGATCCTGTTAATGCTATAGATTCTAATGAAGTAGGATTCATTATATAATCTTTTGTTATAGTATTAACGGAATCCTCTGTTCCATCAAAATTAGTAATATGGTATCTTATTTCTTGGTAATATCCCTTAAATAAAGTAGTATCTACATTATAAGCAGA